CAAAAAGAAAGCATCATTTGGCCAAGTATTTATATCAAAATTTACCCCGGAGAATTAAGATTATGAAACAAGTAATAGTAAACAATATAACTTTTGATTTAGTTAGAAGAACCAAACATACTTTGGATGCATTTCTTGACGATAAGAAAATAGCATCTGGTCCATCAGTTCCTAAAATCAAAAAGAAATTAGAAGAACTTTATCCAGAAGCTAAACCAGCATTTTCTATAAAGACTATGGTTCTGGATTTAATTCTTGAAGATAAAACTGATAAAGAGATCGTTGAGCTTATCCAAAAAGCATTTCCAAAGTCTGCATTTAACAATAACCATATCTCTTGGTATCGCTCGACATTATTCCGTGATGGAATCCTTGGTCCTCAATATGCACCAAGAAGATCTAAAGCTTATAAAGATTGGTTAAAAACCCAAACCAAATAAACAATTTATGATACAATTACCCTCGCCGTTATTAAAACATTAGGAGAAAAATTATGGCTAAAGCAGTAAAAACTACAGTAAAATCTGTAGTCGTCAAAGGCATTACCAATGGCTGGACTATGGATAAAATCCTTAAGGCAGTTGCAAAGAAATGTCCAAACTCTGTAGCTGATGAATCGCATGTTAAGTTCTACTCAGCTCAGTTAAAACGTGATGGTGACATTACACCTGAACAACACGCGAAGTATATAGCTCGTAGGACTGTAGCTAAAGAAAAGACTGTTAAGAAAGAAAAGCCTTCTAAAAAGAAAAGTGCAGTTAAAGAAAAGCGAGTTAAAAAAGTAGCTAAAGAAAAGAAAGTTACCAAAAAACCTGCTAAAGAAAAGAAGGTTAAAGAAAAGAAAGAGCGCAAACGTTCAAAAAAGTCGAAAAAGGACTAACGTTAAAAGTAAGAAAAGGGGCGGAGTTTCTATACTCCGTCACTCTTCAGAATGAAGATCTGAAGCAATGTTTAGTCCAAGTAAAACTAAGAGAGCCAACTAAGTTCTCTCCTGGATTTGCTACTTCAACTTGCCATGAAAGCCAAGTAAGAAAAACTTTAAGGGATCTAATGAAGCGGTTAGATCATAAATAAAATTATGTCTATTTTAAATCAAAGAAAAAATGAAGTTGTGATTGAAAGACTTCTTAATGAAATAAGCCCAGGTATAACAGTTCAAACAGTAGATCCAGATAATACTATTGGATTTTATAAAGTATGTAAAATTGGCAATACTAATCTTCCTAAAGATGAATTAGGAAGAATTCTTGTTATGAACATGGCAACAGGTAGACTCATTTACAAAAAAGGAGATAACATAGTTCAAATAGTAAGAGAATCAATTACAATTACCGATCCTAATAACAATTGGAATTAAACTATGCCAGCAAAACAAATGACTTCAATCACTCAAGTCCACTCGTACATTAAAGAACATTTTAAACCTGGGGATATACTAAACTCTTGTATGATTACTGATTCTGTGTCATACCTTACTAGATCGAGTATATCTGCAGCATTATGGAAACTTGGAACCGAAGATATACTAATTGATATTGATGGAGATAAAGGTCCTTATGGTTGCACTGAATACATGGTTAACGATACTTATTTAGATAGTCGTGGCAATGAAGATAGAGAAGCGCCTGAACCAGGGACACCTCGTAAGCGAACAAAGAAACCGAAGGTGAATTAAGATGGATATAGAAAAAGAAACCCGCCCAGAAGTACCACCTATCACAGTGACTTTTGCAGATAGAACTGAAATACTAGCTTTATTAGATATGGCTAGGCATAGCACTTCTCTGTTTAATGAAGATAGTGCTGGTGATAAACTGGTTCATGAGGTATACAAAGTGTTTGATGTTCATATAAATAACTATGGTGGCCATTGCGCCAATGACGATAAGTTAACTGGTAGGAGAAAATAATGGGTTACCGTAAATCCATATTAGAAAAAGCCCAAGAGTCTTTTAAACGATCTGAAAAAGAAAAGCGCAAAGCTAAGCGTTCTAAACGTAAATCTAAAACTACAGAATCTCGAGCTAAAGATGGTAAAGAAGTTACTCGCGAATTCGATCGGACACAGCTTAAAATGGCTCAGTTCAAACATCAGCCCCATAAAGATTATTTAGGCCATATATTCCGCTGGGGCTTCGCTGGTAAATACATTAATCGCAAGACCCGAGTTCTTGATGTAGGTTGCGGTCAAGAAATGCCCTTTGCAAGAAGCCTTGGCGGTGCTAATCCAAATACAGTTCCAGAATTATATGTAGGCGTTGATTTAAATAAAATTAAAGAACCACTTACTCGTAAGAATTTTGAAGTTAAAGATGAGTTTAACATCATTAACAACTGGAAAGCTCTTAGAAAGCAGTATGGTAAGTTCGATGTTATAGTTAACTTTGAAGTATTCGAACACATGCAAATGAAACATGGCCGTAAGATGCTTAGAGCATTTAAAAAGTTATTAGCAGATGATGGTATACTAATATTTAGTATACCTGTTTATTCTGACCGATATAAAATGGCAAAGAATCATATTAACGAATTACGTAAATCAGAAATAGAAGACGAACTTCAATCTGCAGGCTTTAATATAGCTAAGCAGTTTGGAACATTTGGCAACTGGAATGACTTAAAGAAAGTAGCAACTAAAGATGAAATCGCTCTTTATAAAACTGTCGGTGAATTCTATAGCAATGATTTGCTAGGTTGTTTCTTAAGCCCTAAATATCCAGAAGCTGCTCGTAACATAACTCATGTTTGTTGTCATAAAGACAATGAGAACTTTGAATCACCGGAACTTAAAAAATCTATAATCCAATAGGAGAATAAAGTGAATAACTTTCAATTAGTAAAACAAATGCATGATAAGTTTCAACTTAGCAATAATATTGGTCCACAACCTTTAACTAAAGAAGAAGCAATATTTCGCTGTAAAGCGATGTATGAAGAGTTAATGGAGTACATTAGCGCTGTATTTGAGACTGATTTTGATGAGGAAATAAGAATCTTTAATCAACGGATAAACCAAGTAAAATATAAAGAAGATCAAGATTTAGAAAGTCAATTTGATGCTCTTATAGATCTTGGAGTATTTACTATGGGAACTGCTGAGCGCCAAGGCTTTCCATGGGATGAAGGCTTCATGCGTGTAATGACAACTAATCTTCAAAAAGAACTTGCTGGATCTAATGAGGCATCTAAGCGTGGGTTTAAGCGGGATCTTGTAAAACCTGATGGATGGAAATCTCCAATATTAACCGACTTAGTTGGACAGCCGAAAGGCATTATTGTTTTAGATGGACCTGATGGATGTGGTAAAACTACCCTCGCCGAAAAGTTCCAAGAAATGTACGGAGCTAAAATAATCCATTTAACTTGGTCTAAAGAATTAGAAGAAGTTATGGATAGCTATATGATTGATGCTATACAAGAAGCAGTTGATTTGTCAAAAGATAATCTTGTTATACTTGATAGAGCATGGTTAAGTGAAATCTGCTATTCTGAAGCATTTAGGGATGGTACTAATTGGGAAGGCTTACATCATAATTGTGATTCATTGTTGATAAGTAACCGCGCTTTTAATATTGTATGTAAGCCTTTAAATGTTAATCGTGGAATTGAGCGATTTAATTCTCTTAAATCTGAACGCAAAGAAATGTATGAGAATATCGATAATATATTTAAGTACTATGGATCTATTTATCATGGCATAGCAAATACTAAGTTTAAATCAGAGTATGCAAATCATATAATTGAAGCAGGAGGTTTAATGCTTCGTGAAGATTATATAGATTATGATTTTGAAATTGATGGCTGTAACTTAACCGATTATTGCAAAACAACAATCGGCCGTTTAACTGAATTAAAAGGTAAAAGTAATGAATAATATTAACGAATCATGGCACATGTTACTAACAGCTATAATGGAACATGGTGTCAATTCTAAACCCAGAGGCATGAAAACAAAAGAGATAATAGGCTATCAATCTGTTATAGATATGAATCAACCAATTATAACAGTTCCACAACGTGATATGAATTATAAGTTCATGTGCGGTGAAGCTCATTGGATTTTAAGTGGCAGTAATCGAGTAGAAGATATTACAAGGTTTATGAAAGCTATTGCAAAGTTTAGTGATGATGGAATGATGTTTAATGGAGCTTATGGTCCAAAAGTAATTGACCAGTTGAGTTATGTAGTACAATGTTTAAAGCGTGATGCTGATTCCAGACAAGCTGTACTTAATATCTGGAGAGAAAACCCTGGTCCTTCAAAAGATATTCCATGTACATTAAATCTCCAATGGTTTATTAGAGGCAATAAGCTACATTGCAAAGCTAACATGCGTTCATCAGATGCTTGGCTTGGTTGGGTTTACGATACTTTTAACTTTTCGATGATCTCAGCTTGGGTCGCTATCTGTTTACTTAATGATTATCCAGGTTTAGAACTTGGTAGTTTATTCTTAAGTACGGGTTCTCAACACTTATATGAGAATAACTTTGAAGCAGCTGAATCAGTAATAGAAAACTTTGAGCGTGAAGAAATTAATCCAATTGATTTATTTGAGTTTGATAGCCCTTATGATTTGACTTATCTGTTAGAACAAGCTGGATTAGAGAATTGGGAAGTTATTGATAGTCCATTCTTGCTTCAGATTAAGGATTTAAAATGAGACCTGATAAAGATTCTTATTTCTTGGATATAGCTCGAGTAGTTTCTACTCGGGCAACTTGCTGTAGAAGATCTGTCGGCTGTGTCTTAGTAGATGGTTTAGGACATATTCTTTCAACGGGTTACAACGGAACTGCGGCAGGTCTTCATAATTGTACTAAAGAAGAACCGTGTAATAAAACTGCTGCTGCTTCTAAGTCAGGAGAAAACCTAAGTGCTTGTGAAGCTATTCACGCGGAGCAGAATGCTTTGTTGCAATGTAAAGACGTTAATGAAATAGAAGTTGCTTATGTTACGCACTCACCATGTATAACTTGTGTGAAGCTATTGCTTAATACTTCTTGTCAAACTATAGTCTTTAGCGAGAAATATCCCCACAGTGCGTCTAAGGATCTTTGGGAGAAAGCAGGAAGAGTTTGGCTAGAACTTTAGAATATTCTAATATACTAGTTTAAAAGCTGCTCCATTCTGTACACGTACTAAACAGAAATAGAAAACTTGATATAGCCTCATGCTCTCTATTTCTGTTTAGTCTACTATGCTAGATTTTACTCTCCTTCTTTAATTCGTTTCATTCTAGCGCCAATATCACTTGACAGAATTATCTGTCTCACTTGCCACTTAGCATAAGCTTCGCGTTCTTCCTTACCAGAGATCTTGCCACCATTTGGCAATTTTTCTATCGAGAGAGGTCGAGTCACTTCGCTTGAGCGCAGCTGTCCTCTGGGACTCAAGATACTGCAAGAACTCTGTAGTAGGATTGCCATCAGCATCATAAGCTTTATGAGTTTTGAACCAATCTTCATTCTGTTCGAGTAGTTGTTCTGTTTCATTTCTTATCTCCAAACCTCTTTCTGAGTCAACTGATTGAAGCTCTTGTGAAGCTTCGCTAATGTGGTATAGCGTAGTAACTTTACCTCCAACATAGCCAAGGCCTAACAACAAGCATACGGAAAGTACTATCACTAAAAACTGTAAGCCTTTTCCTAGCATTACTTTATAAGTATTTTCAGCCATCTTTACTACCTCCACTATTCACATATAAGCCGAACCAAGCAGAAGATGCCCCCCATATTACTGAGACAAAAGCGCTTTGGGCAGCAGAGGGATCTAGCAACTCCATGAACCAGATTCCAACATGTAGGCAGAACGCTCCGTACAAGAATATTAATAATCGAGGTATTATCCTCCAACTGTTCAGCTCTTTTGGCGTCAACATCAGGTTACTCCAGATAATCTTGCTATTTGATAACTTAAATAAATCATTGTTGCAGCAAACTGGAGTACACCAGCGACTGCAGCAATGACCCCAACGGTCCATTTAAACTTGTTTGAGATTTCTTTGTTTTGACTTTTTATCTCTTGCTTCAATAGTTTAATGTCTGCTTTTGTTACATAGTGATCTTCAAGTTCTTTATAGAAGTCAGTCTCAAGTGTATCCTTACATGCTGTTACTTTTTCAGGAAAAGCGCGCACCAAAGCAAACATCTCAGCCCACCTAGTTTCTTCTTCATTCTTATGAGATTGGAAATCACCTATTAAGATTTCGAGTTTAGCCTCTTGTACTCCGACTTTTATGCCTTCAGCAATCTTTGCATCAAGTTCTTCCTGAGTCAGTTCTATCTTTTCACCCATTAAAATTCCTCAATAGTTTTTATTATAGCATTGCCAATAGCGTCACATGCTTCTCTCATGTTGCTCTGTATTTTATTTTTCTTATGTATGAACTCAGGTTCCACAATGACAGAAGGACAAGATGTCTTCTCAAGAAAATAGTCAGGACCATTCTTTGGGTTCATTCGATACCAGCCCTCCTTTGCACCACGGTTAGGGGGAAATATAGAGGACAAAGATTTCTGCATGTTGTCAGCCAACAATACTCCTTTCTGAGAGCCAGGAAAATATAAAGTCTCACAACCTCTACCTGCATGATGGAGCTCATCATCTGTAATCAGACCGTCTCGGTTTGCGTCTTCCCAAATCTTAAAGCTATTAAAATGTATCTCGATAGCAAGTTCTGGATTGCGGCTGTTTATAAATTCTGTCTTTGTCCTGAGAGTCCCAACGGGGACCAGCATGGCTTCCTGTCCCTCACGTATTAAGTAGTCAGTTATAAGTATAGCCCAAGCCATTGCCTCTTCGTGTTCACAGAAAGAACCGAAACATGCTCCAGGCCTCTCAGGATAGTGTCCTGCTGAGATAAGTATCATAAGTTTCTCAACTCCTCTTTAGTTGTAGCGTTACTAATGGAAACCAATCTGTTGTATTTGTTTTCAGCCTTGCTTGTTCTATCAGAAATTATAAAGTCGATAACTGAGATAATTTCGGCAGATGTGTAGTCACGCATTGTAAAATGCTGATCTGTTGCAAGCTTACTCCGTAGTCTTCCACCTCTTCCTCCAGCTGAAACCACGAGCAAGTCCAGCATAGATTTTAGATCCATTTTATAAATTACACCTGACAGAGTAACTTCTTGCTTTAGTTGTCCTATGAGATCTTGCCTAGCTCTAATACTTTGCATCTCTTTCTCAGGCTGCAGAACATCCATTCCCATAACTAAGTCGTCGTCCTCAAAATAAACTTCTATTTCCGTGTCGGAGATGACGTTTATTACTTTTGCACCATCTGGAATATTTTCTATATCATCAATAACTAGCATTAACTTTCCTCCTGCATTGTAAAGAAATCACCAACTTTACAAATCGCAGTTCCTGCGGCTGTAGATGGCATCCTTAAGTAACCAAACCATTCCGCGTAAGTTGTCCCGGTTGGTAAAGTCGACGTAGTATTTGAAGAATATGTGGTCGTTCCGTTTTTTAATATTGCTAATGTCGAATACCCACCCGCCGCAACTCCGACAATCGCGGCGCTTATATAGTCATTATCTGCTAGAGTACACCCAGTAACTGTTGTATAAGTTGTCGTCGTGCCGTTGCAAGAAACGAGATAGACTTGTAGCGTAGAACCGATACGTTTAAGCCCAACACCTACAAAATTGGCTGATATATCACCTCCACCAGCACCGACAACGAAATACAGTGTCGTGCTGTAGTCTGAAACATTATCAACAGATAATGACATTCGACAACTTCTTCGCTTGCTGAATGTTAGTAAATTACTATAATGTTTCATCAACCTAAAGCCGATGGAATTTCCGGCGGTTCGCCCTTGAACTAAAATTTCGCCATTTGAAATGGATAGCCCCGCCGTTAGATTCCAGGACGAGATTGCCTCAATATAGTTATGATAGACCAGTCCATCGTTGTCCCAATAATCAGGAAACCTGTCCCCACCTATGTTGCCACTTGTACCCCATGTCGCACCCAGTGTTGCTCGGTAGTCTGTTAATTCTTGCCAGTTAAAAATGGGCAAAGTATAAGGCGTCGAAGTATTAAGTGTTCCTAGTTTTCTTTCTATCTGGATGCCATCAAAGTAGACGGTTTCTCCGGCATTACCTGTAATATCTAAAGTAGCATAAGACTCGACATCAGTGACAGAAGGTATTAAAAACTCATACCTGTTCATACTTCCAGTAGTTATAGATTGATAGGCTGGTGATGTTTCGCTCTCAAGAGATATTCGCGCTGTCATCCCTGAATTAGACGCCTCGGCATAAAAGGATAAGATTAAACCGCCCGCGTCAGGATATTTTATCGGCTGTTGCGAACCAACACCTCCCTCAACAAGCCACACTAAACCAGACCCTGTAGCAACTAAAGTTACCTTCGCACACTTGGACCCGAATCTCTGGTGAGTATTGTCGGTGTCCCAATCGGCATTAGTGCTGTTCGTAGATGTCCCATCCTCAAACGAAGAAAAAGGCTCGTTCATTATGTTAATTCCATCGCCGCCGAATTGGTCTAATGTTATGTCGCCTAATCCTGGAATAGCGTCCGGCGTACCTAAGACACCCGACGACGCCCCGGTCGGATGCCAAGTCGAAAATAAACCTGTAGTATCAATTGAACGAATCCAGTAATATTGAGCTGTGCTTGTTGAGTGATTGAATGTCTTATCTTCTGAGCCAACTAAAACGGCTAACGATCTGTTATTCGTGGTAGATGCCCATATTTCTGTGTGGCTTAAGTCAACATCTGAAGGATTAGTCCAAGTTAAGTTATTGGCATTTTCGTCTGGAGCAGAAGCAAGGGCAGATGGCGGATTCGGTGATAGTAATTTCCCGGCGACAGTATGGATGACAGCCACCCATGCAGAGTACCTTCCTAGGCCATTTCCCGAACGAACACGGATATTATAATTAGTCCCATCTTCCATTGGAGATAAATAAACAGAGTCATTGTCTGGTCCAGGCATTGGGACCTTAGTGTAAGTAGACTCAGTTGTCTTTTTATATTCAAGTTCATAGCCATGTACGAAGATGCTAGCTGCAAGGGTGAAACTAACATAAGCTCTTGAAGTTACAGTGCCGTCTCCACCTAGTAATAAGTGTGCTGTGCCTGAAGCAACCGTGAGCGCAGAAGGAGGGGTAACAGTAAAGTGATCGATAGTGGCAACCGAATTAGGCAGTATGTAAACTGCGGGGACCGACCAATCAAATACAGTTGGTTCGTATTCCCAGCAGTAGAGTTTCACATCTCCGTCATTCATAATGACAGTTTCTACAACTCTGAATAGTTTTGCTGACCAAGATCTAGTGCTATTTGAAAGGTCTATTATCTTGCCAGACTCTATCCTCCGAGCATCAGCATGAGAAGCTATAAGTTCTATTTGAATTTGTTCTCTAGATCGTTTCAGTGCCGTGTCTGCTTTGTTCCTTGCCCTGGATCTGCTCTTTTCGAGTAGAGATTCAATGTCCATTCTAAACTCAGTACCACCATCTTCTGCTAAATATGCAGCGGAGTCAGAGATTACTGTGTCATTCTCCCCATCATTGTCTTCATCAGAGTATGTATAGTAAACTACATTGGCTAGTTTGCTAAGCCCTCCATCTTTTACTTTTAGTGATTTTGCTTTGTAGTTTGATTCATCAAAGCTATATACTGAAGATTCATCATGTCTTTCTTGTATGATTCGATAAGTACCACCAACCTTAACTAGGAAACCTCGCATAGTTGCTAATACAGTATCAAGATTGGCCTTCAGTGTTTCTTTTGTACTGATACCTCCACCAAAAGCAAAGCGAGAAATGGTTCCAGGACCACTGTCATCTTTAACTACAAGTGCAGCACAATAAGCCGCAGCCGTAACGAAAGAAGCAGCATCCAGCTCTGCAGAAGGAATTCCTTTTCCGAAAGTAGTATTAGTTAAATAGTCATATACCACCCATGCTGGGTTGTCGTTATAAATACCAGAGGTTGTGGTTGTGTCTGGCTTCCTGCCGGTAAAGTGAAAGATAGGCAGGGGTTCACCATCCCAGATTTCTTCGTCATATTCATAGACCATGTGGACATAAGCTATCCCCCTAAGTCTGTGATTAACTGACCACTCACCAGAACCATAAGTAGATGTTGCGGTTTGTAACGCAGCATCCACCACTGCTGAGTCTATCCCTTGATGGAAGTAAGCTGTAACTTTGGCAGAGATACTCCCATCAGTATAGCTTCTTACTTCATCTCCAAAATTGAAAGTTACATCTGAGAAATAGTTTACTTGGCCTTCGCCTACTATGTATACTACATGTAAGAATTCAGAGTTAGCTCCAGAAACAAATCTAAAACATGGCATACCTCCAGCAATAGTAGTTCCATAGTATACTGGTAAGAAAGCAGAATTAACTGTTTTCTTTGTGTCTTCAAAAGTATCACTAAAAGTAAAACCGCCATCAGAACCAAGTATCTCTCTGCTTGAATCTCTTACCCTAGCAGTTGGACTGGCGACTGGGATTAGAGTGTTACTAACAAATCTACCTTGGGACTGAGAATAGGAAGTACCTATTTTATATTTTCCCCAGTAATCGAGAGCTGGGGCAGTTTTGCTGATAAACTCTAAACCTCGATCTCCAGGGAATAGTCTTTGCTGATACTCATCAGTCAATATCCGACCTCTCCTTTCGTCGAAGTTCGACCAATGATTGGCTACACTCCAAGTAATTTTATCGTCAGTAGATGAATAGCTGTCTAGAGTACCTGTAAAGAGTTCAATAGCTGAAGCGTCTACGGGGTAGTACTCATAAACATACACATCTTTATTCTTATAACTTCCCTGAGTTAAGGCTTGAGCTGATAGCAAGACACCACTGAATGTGATCTTCTGAGTAGCAGGCCTCATTCTGATAGTTTCAGAAAAATCAGGAATATCTTTTAGAGTAGGATTGGGTAAGTAAGTATTTCCACCGTACACTATTTCATATGTCGCAGTTGTATAGTATATAGGCGAAGCCAAGTCCATTCTTACTAACTTATAGAATTCAGCTTCTGGGGATTCTAAATTGGTTATGGCTGCTGCAGTGAGAGATCTATCAGTCATTATGCTATGCTCTCCATAAGTTTAGCTTTGAATCTGTATATGTCAGGGACACTAGTGTTGAATTCCTGGACGTCGTTTGCGAAAGACATAGTGAACTCTACATCTGAGATCACTATAGCTTCATCATTAATTACAGATTCGTATGTTGGTGGAAATATTGGTAGCTCACAATTGCCAGAACCATCCGAGTCAACATCTTCTGTTAGCATGTATACTTTGCTATGGTTTGTAAATCTTAAAAAACTCCCCGCTTTAAATATCCCAGTAATGCTCGGTGTCCACCCTTTAGAAGACACAGTATCTGATCCAGCAGCATCTCCTGCATCACAAAGAGGTGTACCAGTCGCAATCCCCAAAGGGTCAGCAAGATGTTGAAGTACTATCTGAAAAGAACCAGACATTCCTTTTTGTTTTGCGGAGAAACCCATTATAGGGGCAAACTCTATTCTGGACATAGACTCAAATAGTAAATCCATTTCCCATAAATGGCCGTATATATTTCTTGCTTGCCTTCTACTATTCTCAGCAAAGCTTATAGCCGTTTGTTTGCTGCTAGATATTTTGGCACCAGAAGGAGCTGGAGTACTTGGAAAAGTTCCTGACATTTATCTACCCTCGTCTTTCATAGCTTCTATCACGGTGTTGTATATTAGTGAGCTATTGTTAGTAAACAGATCTTCTACAGATTGAGTGTCATGGGCGTAGATATTTATAGTAACTGAGTTTCCACCTGTGCCACCACTCATAAATTCTGTGAGATCTTTGTTTTGATTTGGAGATACAACTCTTTCTCCTTTTTGTAATAAGAAAGTAGATTCAGCAGGTACATTGGTTAAACCACCGTGCGCTATGCCTCCAAGGGCGGCACCTGCTGCACCTGCTGCAGCAGAACCAGCTAGGTTGGCGGCAGACGCAGCTGCTGCGACTCCTGGAGCTAATGCTGGTCCTACTATAGGTATCGCAGCAGTCGAAGCAAAGGCGTTAGAGAATGCTAGAGCATTGGATGCTCCAAGTGCTTGAGCGGATTCTGTTGCTACAGCGCCACTGGTAATAGCGCTAAATACCAATCTTTGTATCCCCATTTTTATTAGCATGGAAACTAATTGAGCTAAGATTTGTCTTCCTATTTTTCTAAAACTATCTTGTAAGCTTTCACCTGCTACTATGGCTTGAGCCATACCATCAGAAACACTTTCTATTGCTGAACCCATTATAGTTTTAAATTGTTCCCCAAAAGTTGCAGTGGAAAGCCCCATTCCTTCTAGGAAAACTTTATAATCCTCAGCCAACTTGTCTGATGCAATCTTCGCGTCATTTGCTGCAGCTTTAGATACGTCTTTTATAGCTGTAGTTGCAGCAAGAGACATGTCTTGTAGTTTTTTGAATGTAGCTTCTACTTTTACCATGTAAGCGTCTATAGATTCACTCGGTAAAGGCTTCAGAGCTAGATCTTGTAAGCTTTGCCCGAGTTCATCTGATCTTTCTTTTGCTCCTTTTAAGATTCTCCCTATTGTTTCAAATTTTTCTATGTTGATTCCTGGAATCATGTTCATCCAGAAACGCATGGATTCCGCCATCTTGTCTATGCCAATGTATATCCCTTCTGCTACTTTAGCAAAAGCAAACTTCAAACCTTCCCAGACTACTTCTAAACCTCTGAACATATCGGCAAGAAACCCAACAGCATTAGATACAGATCTTATTCCATCAATAAGGGAATTAGACCACACAGCTGCATTCTCTCGTGTGTTGTCGAGAGCTTGCCCCATCAAGTCATTGATGACAGTCGCCAAGGCTTTAAAGTAATTAAACAATCCTTCGTCTGCAATCTGAGCTTTGATGTTAAACCATTTATCCCCAATCATAGACATAATGCCATCCCAAGTAGTTGCCATCTCAGTAGCAGCTCCTCGAAACTTAGAAAGTGGACTTTCGAATGCTTCTATTAATTTTTTCTTTGTTTCCTCTGCTGATATTGAGACTCCAGCTTCAAAACCTAGCATAGCAAGAATGCCTTGTTCTCTGAACAAGTCAGCAGAACCAGCACCTGCAGAAAACATTCTCGATACTTGTTCTGTAGTCTTCTGTATAGACAAACCAGATACTGCTGCAAGGTCAGCAATCATTGGCATAGTAGCAGCTATCTCTTGTGAGCCACCTTTTAATATGCCAGATAGTTGTGTAGCTGAATTCATTATCTCTTCATAAGCAAAAGGAACTTCCCCTGCAAACTTAGACATATCTTGGAAAACTTTATTCCCTTCAGCGACATCACCAAGCATTGCATTCATTCTTAAACGCAAGTTCTCAGTAGTACTACCGACATCAATTATAGCTTTACTTGCAACAGCAGCTCCAGCAGCAAAGGCAACTCCAAAGCCCGCTGCCAACTTCGCTGTCTTATTTATGTTACTTCTCAAGCTCGTAAACTGAGTAGAAAACTTGTCTACTGCTTCTATTGAGAACTGTATAACATTAGCCATCAATTATCTCCAAGTTGGGCTCTTATAAGTTCAAACATAACTATGGTTAAATTATCCTGCTTAAGATAACATTCACCATCAGGCCAAGACCATTGTACTGAATCCTTTCCATTCTTGCGGTGGCATCCTTCAAACAAATCTATCCACTGAGAGACCTCCATGCCTCCTACGTGCTGTGGAAAGTGCTTCATTCCTCGAAGCGCTTTATATAAAGACTTGTTTACTGCTTCGGCTTTTTTTCGTTCACCATACTTTCTGAAAGTAAGTCCCCAGTCATGCCTGACATTAGTCCAGTAAAATAAGCTTGATCTACTGCTACTTCAAACTTGACTTCTTCGCCGTTACCATCTTTAAGTCCAGTGAACGAAACCATGTTCTCTTTAAGAGAATTAATAGCAAGATCCATCATAGCCACTTGCTGATCAGGCGCTTGCTCTTCAAGTATCGGCTTATCATCTTTTCGGCCAACTACTTTAGGGCTAAGAGGTTGTATAGCCATCATCTGCTGGCGAGTAAGTCGTTTGAAAGTAGCAGCGATAGTATCGCCTTCAAATTCATAAGTCTTACTTATGTTTGGTAGAAATTTGCTCATTGTAGTTTCTCCTATTAATAAGCGGGTTGAGTGTTCCTTAGTTCGATTTGTATAGCAGTAGCACTTGACACTGAATAAACGCCTTTAGAAGTGAATCCCACTTCCATTTCCCCAGGCCCACTAGCTGCAGGTTTAAAGTCAACATGTCGGAACAAGGGAATTGCCAAAGTCAGTGACTCATTGTATCCAGATTGTACTTCAGTGACGCCTTCATAGTGAGCAATAAGTTCTCGTTCATCTTGATCAAGAAATGCTTGATATTCATTAGCATTATCAAACTTTAAAGTACCAGAGATTTCAGTAGTACGAAATCCTGTTCTTTTGATACGACTAGGAGTCTTAGTACCATCAAGTGTGCCCATTGCTTCAAGCTGATCGTTGATGACAACTGTTAAGTCCATTATCTCAGGCTTTCCTGTACCCCCTATAGAGATAGAAGTAGCATCCCAAGACCACAGTTCACTTGTAGGATATGCTTCAGCGGTATCTGACTGCTGCGAATGGTCACCACCAACAAAGTCTACAGATGCTTTAACAAACTCAGCATTAGCAACAGACAAAGTAATGGCTGTAGCATTCATGTTATAGAACAGATCTGCTGAGCCCGCATCTACAAACTTCTCGATAGTAAGTGGTATATTTGCACATTCAGCACTCCAGTCTGAAGTTCGAGGTTTAAAAGTGTGAGTGTATAAGGCACCAGAAGTAACAGTAGTCGGCGCACCTAAAGCACACTGAAGCAATACGCCTAAAGGAATAGGTGAAGCTTCACATTCTATAGGACCTGCAATTGTCTTAAGCCCTTCGTGATGAGCACCTTCATCGAACACTCCACGAAGATTTCCTTCAATCAGAGGTGGAATGTCTTTGTTGATGCCTTCAGATAGCTTAGGAATCCAATACACAGAGTCCTGCAATGACTGACCAGCACCATACGAGTTCTGGAAAGATATTCCGATTTTTGCATTTTGACCGTAACCCATTATGATCTCTCCTCATTTGGTTGATTAGTCTTTTTAGAAACTTTTGCTAGTTTCTGTTTTATAAAAGAATCTGCAATGTAAGCAGGCAGAGATATTTCTGAGCCTTTAGTAACAGATCCATATTTAGGTATAACCCTGTCTTCTCCAAGCCAAGTTATCTTTTTCATGATGTCCTCTTCTCTGTTGAAATTGTGATAGTGGCATTCTGAAAATACATCTCTTCAGATTCTGTTTCATTATATGAGTACTTAACTTTTACTTTATTAATCATAGCAACAGTACCTCCTATAGTTTTATCTGCCATAATAGCATCTAGGACTTCTACTATTGAAGCTTCAAGTCTATCTTCTGCAATACTAGCTTCGCCGTGTAGAGTTGCAGATTGGACTATTATTGTTAAGTCAAAACCTGCTTTCCAAGTGTTTGCTCCTCTACCAAGTGTAGCAACGTCATAATCTAAGTCTCCACGATAGACACCGATCCATGGAGTCTTGTCAGGATCAGTATTAACATACTCACCACGTTCAATCTTGTATGTATCATCAAGCGCAGTTTCAAGTTGAGCAGTTGCGGCCCGAGTTATTGTAGAAGCATTTATCATTTTGCAGCCTTTCTAATATGGTCATTGTAAACGCTAGTTATATCCCGCTTAACTTCACTGAGTTCAGGTAAAATCCTACGTTTCTTAACCCCTATTCCTTCATTGTGCTTTTTAGAATAAGGAAGTTCTGAGCCAATGCCTGCATCTTTCTTATCAAAGAAAGGTATGAAGCTAAGTCGTAACCGGCCAGACAATTGAAGGATTGAACCTTCTCGCTTTATCGCCGCCCAACCCCCAACTTGTCCACCTTGCGTTTTAAAGTTTCTTTGAACCCATTGATCCAACATGATAGAGATCTTTTTATGAGGTATACTCATATTGTCGATGTGACTAGACATCTTTTTAAGTTTAGCTCTAATCTGTGTTGGATTCATTGGCTTCATTCTAATCACGAGCTTGCTCCTCTTCATACAATCGAGAAGAAGATACAGCAGCATAGTCTGTACCTCCTATTCCGAAAGTAGGTGAGTGCTCTTGCGCCTCTGACCAAGCAGACGCAACATTTTGACCAAGCACTGTACCATCTTCTAGAGTCATCTGACTCGAACCTTCAAGTAAAGCCTTAACTCTTGCATCTAAGCTTTTCTGTATAGAATTAGATTTTTTAGTATCTTTAAATTCTATGATCTTCATATATGTATGGTCTATACAAAGATCCTTTACTGTAAGGTTGTTATCAGAAAAGGGCGCAGTAAACGCAGCGGACAAAGCTCCATCTGCCCATGCTTCCGAGTATCGAATATAAGTGCTCTCAACATTAGAAGCACTTCCGACATCAGTTGCTTTAGGGTAACGCCCTATAACATCACTGTAGTCAATGTATCTACTCATTATTGATATTTCACCCCATATAGTTTAGTGCGTTCCTTGAAGATTAAGCTCATTAGCTTTTCTGCATCCTCTTTAGAATCGAAGTAGGCTTGTACTGGTCGAACTTCATTTGCTTTTGCAGTGCCATGGCTACTCGTATCGAGCTGTAAGCTCATCTCAAAACCCTCTCCTTTCATACGACTTAATGCAGAGTAGTACTCAAGAGCATCTATTGATATTCTTAAATCTCCATTCTCTAAAAGTTCTCTCCACAATGCGAGACCTTCTACAACTCTGTTTACTATTGCTTGAGTAATCCTACCCCGAGTGTCTTCAAGTTCCCATTGAGATACCTGAGCGAGGTCACGTAACCATAAGAACTTACCTAGCAGCCTCTCAGGATTCTCTTCTCGGTCTTTCGTAAGCAAACCAACATTTCTGCTGAATCGTTTCCTACGAGTAGCTTCATCTGTATATCCATCATGTAAAATAGAAAGATTATGGATCGAAGTAACATGCCCAACGCCTTCATTAAGTACTTGCTCAGGATGCTCATGTACTTTACCCATGAACTGTATTCCTTTATTACTTCTGAACAATCTAACAGGGTAGTCAGTTTTTCCTACACCTAGTGGCTGCATAGAAAAATGATGTTGTGGAATAGCATAGCCATTATACTGATTATTTCTTAGGTACTTAGCTAGATTCTTACCATTATATAAATACTCATCAGCATCAACCCAGAGTATCCAATCACCTGAAGCTTTTTCTGCGGTAGCGTTTCTCGCAGCATCAAAACCTATTTCTAAAGGAGAATCAATCGAAAACTCTATGTAGGATTTCTCAAACCATTTATCTTCAATGTAGTGCTTCACTAAAAACTGTGTTTCTAAATCGCATCTCTCATCGAACCCGATTACTAACTCGTCTACATAAGGCATCACAGATTCTAAGCAACGTCGAATACTTGAAGCTGCATCTTTAACTATCATGCAACATGATACAGTTTGTCTTGGGGCTACTAATGACAGTTTGCGAGCATAGTCAATTTCACCAGATTTTATTCCTGTATTATTCCAGGTAGTAATAAAGCTACCCAGCAATTCTCCACTTGGAGCTCGACCGCTTGGTACATTAACAACTTTAAAGTTTTCGTTAGAACCCCAAAGCTCGCTCAGATCTTCACGCTCGAAGTGATGCACATGAGCGCGCCAAGGCCAATGTTCTTTGAATCCTTGTGCTTCCCACGGCCCATAAGGTGTCGTGATTAACATTAACCCATCAGATTTTAAGTAAGACTGTAAAGTGTTCACATGTTCTTCTGGGTTTGATACATGTTCTAGTACTTCTGCAGCAATGATACAATCAGCAATGTTATGCTCAATAGCTAGTGCAGAACTACCGACTTTTTGTTCGATTCTATTTGTGATGACTCCGTTTTCAACGCGACCGACTCTGAACTTAAGATTATCTCTCCGTCCAGCATCGGCTCCTTCTTGCATTGTGGAACATACATCAGCCCACCATGCTTTTGCTTTTTCGATGTTTGATTCTGTGATGTCGATCCCGATGAAGTTAAGTTCTGGGAAGGCTTTTGCCAGATTGATTGTATAGTGTCCGTGAGCGCAACCGTAATCAAGTACAGTGCTACCGGCAGGGAGATTACTGATGATATTAGCCACATGCATAAAGCGATGACTGTTTGATAGATCTTCTGGCCCGTAGTTAACTCCGCGGTCTTTTTCGTATTGGTAGTAGTTTGCATAATGGTTATCCCATATAGGTTCTTTAGTAAAGTCGTAGCATTCTCTTAGTTCTTTTGTTATTGCGGCATCTATACTGCTTGTATCAAAGTGATGATCCATTCTCCCTGTAGCATAGTAATCACTCATCTGTATAAGTTCTTTCACAACTGAAGCATCACTAACACGAGAAGTCTCGAAGCAATTCGATACGGCACTTAACATTCTGTCTGCAGCAAATTGCCATGAGTAATATTCAGAAGCAGATAGCTGAGTATCTCGTAGCGTGTCTAATAGAGAAATTGGTGCCGCTTCGCAATCTATAGCGTTTGCAATAGCATATTCAAATCCAGTCTCATCAATACTACCATCATCTAGTAAGTCTATTAATATAACTCCTGCATTTCTAACAGTTTCAGGCAATGCCCCGACCTTGCATGCTACCATTGGTAATCCTGCGGCCATACATTCCATAGCAGTTATACAAGAAGTCTCTTCAAAGGTAGATGGATAGATGTGCATGTCACACTGTCGCATAACATCAGCAAGTTCTTGCTTAGTTAAAGAACCTAAGTTTGTAACATTAGGTAAAGCGTCACAGCGGCTCCATAAGTGATTATAATAATCGCGCTGCTGAGGTACTGTGTTATCATAACCGCAGACATAAAGATGGAAGTTTTTATCAGTTTCATAGAGTTTCTCCACGATACCATTAGGTTTAACCAGTGCTTCCAAACCTCGTTCTGGCCTTGATGTATATAATAAAGCTGTAGTTTCTGGGTTTAACCCAAGAGACTTGCCGGATTTTAAGCAATCTTTTTTATCATTTTCAAACAAACTAAGATCCACCCCATTAGTAATCGGATAGACAATGCTGGGGTTGAGACTGTATACTTCTACTACTTGCTTCTTGTGCCATTCACTTACACATAGAACTCCATCAATGTTCCACATCATCTGATTAACTACTGGAGTATTTCTGTATAGTGCTAAATCATGTATCCACCATAAGTTTATTTTACTTGCCCAGGGAAAATCGAATGCTCGAGGATGACGTTGTATGATCATGACGTCAGTTGGAGTATTCTCAGCAAAGAAATGGAATGTCTCGCCAAGTGGATACTGTTCAGATGATGTACCCATTGGCACATAGCGTACTTCGTCTGAGAATGATTCTTCAGTAGTATTAGTGAACAGTGTCACCGAGTGACCCAGAGCAGCAAGCTCTTTAGCCATATAATAAGCAGCAGATTCTGAACCGCCTAGGGATTTGCTTTCAATAGTAGTACCATCGAAAGGCATTCCACCACAGTGTAGTGTAATTAACATTTTATGTTTTCCTCTTTGTTGTTAAAATAAATCATGTTAAACTATATTTGCATAGATTACAGGTGCAGCAACCATACCAGCCTTGTACTGACCTAGTGCGCTGTAATGCTCGCCATCAATCATATAGGACGCAGGGATGTTGTGTCCACCCAACGCCTTGAATATGGGAATAAGAATACAGTTAGAGCTATAAGCAGCAACCAGCGCCCTTATCTGCATATTCAGTCTGTCAATTACGGCATCATAAGCTGAATCGGTTCGACCTTGTATTTCGAATAAATAAATACGTTTAATCCCATCTGCAATAGCACGTTGTATCTCAGCTTCATAGCTATTATAAAATACTGAATCTGCTGTACCTGCTAATACATCATTCTGCCCGATAAGACAAGACAAATCAGTAACCTGTTTAGCTA